GTGAGTATGCTAGTGGATACCTTAAGGCACTACCATAGAACACCACCATTAATCCAATAACATTTAGTTATGACAACCTATAAAGGTTATGCAAAAAAGTTATATAAAAAATTGGAATAAAGGGTTGTAATAGCTGTTTACACTGGTATAGTAGCAATAAGTCGATTGATTATGGCTTAGGCGGGAGAAATACTTACCCTGTACGCGTTGCCACGGTGGCGCAGTTAGATACACGGCAAGCCCTAGCCCCAATCGACCCCTAGCATAGCCTTTAGCTTTATATGCGAATTGCCGTGGCACTACATATATAAGCAACAGTTACTAGCTAGGCGAATAGCCAAACGGCAAGGCGGGGTCAATAGCCCGCGGTGATGGTGCTTAGGCACTGGTGCTAAACAACGGCAACCGACCACTCAACCGCTAAGTCGTCTAGGTTATTCACTATAGGTACTCTATATAGGGTGCTTATATTGAATAACTTTAAGAGGTGATATTGTGAAGCATTACAAACATTCATATTCGGAATTGGCTAAGATAGGGCGCAGGTACTACGGTGACACTAATTTTTGCGGGGTTGTCGCGGTGGCTGTGACCTGTAGGTTGTCATTTGGCAAGGCGCGTAGCCTATACCAACAGCAAGGCAGGAAGCACGGCAGGGGCGTTACAGTGCGCCTAATGAACAAAATCATTGAGTCAGTAGGTAGAAGCACTGACTTAGTAAAAACAGAGTTATACGGGCGCACAATGAACACCGTGCTTAGACAGTGCCACACTTGGCAGGGTGATTATATAGTCATACTTACTGACCATGTGGCATCAATTAGGGACGGCATTTGCGAGGATTGGACGGCAACAGGGAGCAGGAAAAGAATACAAGGTATTCTCAAAGTAAGTTGATATAACAAAGCCACTTCAGGAGGGGTGGCTTGATTATACTAATTTAACTTTATGAGGTAATAACGATGGAAATTGTAAACTTTGATAACTTCGCATATTGCGAAACTGTAGGGCTTTCTAAGTGCTTTAAGGCTTTGAGCGAATTAGCGGGCAATTATTATGTAGACGTAATGGCTGTGGGATTCAATGAGAACAGTGGTTATGTTTACATAGCACTTGAAAATGATGTGACTATTTGCTCAATGCTTGGGCGAGATGTTGAGTATCAAACCATATGCCCCATGTCTGGTGAAGAGTTTTTCTTTGACAACTACAAAGAGGCACTGGAAAAAAGTGAGGTTCTTTGGGAAGCTGAGAATAAGTATTGGGAAGAGACTGCTTAGGAGTAAGCACCACAGAACGCCCTGTAATCCCTTGTAGGGCGTTTTCTAGTGTTTATTAGTAGGTATGTATTGGTTAGGCTTAAACAGCCTTAGAATTGAATTTAAGAGGTTTATTATGAATTATAATGCTGAAAGGTATCTTGCCTTAAAAAGGTATGAATTAGAAGTTAAGCGCGATAAAATCCGTGCGGTGTTATTTAATCTAACGATTGGCGGTTATGCGACACTGATAATAATCCAAGTAATGAGGGTTTTATAATGAGCGTATACTTAGCGGTGTTGATTCCATTCGCTATTGTGGGTTTTATATGCTTACCATTAGCGTTATATATGGCAAATAAAACAGAGTATAAACAGGGGGATAAATAAATGACGTATTCAGAGTATAGAAATAAGCTAAGAAAGCTGACGGCTAAGTATATTGAAGCATATAGGAAATATGGTTGGAATGCTGATACTACTAGAAAGCTGAGACAGCAGAAAATAGACTTGAGGGCTAAGTATGCGGTGCATAGTTTTGATTATGCGGTTGAGACGTTAACCAGTAAGGGGATATTATAATGCAAAAATATAAAGTAGGTTTCCACTACGTAGAAAATGCCGTGGTAGAGGTACAGGCAAATAGTAAAGAGGAGGCACATCTACTGGTGCTCGATATACTAGATGATGAGGGAGTGCCTGAAGATGCCGACCCGATACAGAGAGAGTGGGCGGTGGATATAATAGAGGAGGTGCTATGATGTTATACACAATATGGGTCGGAGGTGTAGAGGTAACAACGCACCTAACGAATAGAGAAGAGGCGTACAGGATAGCCAGTAACTGGCGGAATGACGGCTATAGTGACGTAATAGTAGAGAGGTATAAGCCCTATGCATACCGTTCTTAAGTTATGGCGTATATGGGTCAAAGCCTTAGGCGAAAAGTCTGGGGCTACAGATAGAGAGGCTGATTACATTGCGATTGTTAGGAGTGTAATTGTAGGCTTGAATTTTATTACCTGTTTGTTTATAATAGCGGGTGTAATACATAATTGGTAAAGAGGTAAAGACAATGACTAGACCACAGTTAAGCCATCATGCATGGCTTGAGGCTGAGAAGACTCAAGAAATACCAGTCCCGTTGATACAGTACGGAGACAAACAGGCGGTAGCTGATGAGTATCACATAGAAATATGGGGTGCTGATGATAATGGCGATAAGTATACGGCTAATCTAGCTATTATTGAGGACGGGAAAATAATTGACTATGTTTATGGGCATAGGTATACTGACGCTGATTTTATAGAGTGGACGCTTATACCTAAAAAGCTAAGCGATTATTTAAGACGTTCAAGTTTTGGTAAACAGAGAGAGGTTTAAAAATGAGTAAAGACTACAGAGAACAGACACAGCTTGAAGACATAGCTGATAGGGCGTACAATATGTATCAGTACTTTAAAGAGTTATCTAGCTATGAACGCGGGGAATATGATTGCATTCATGGCTACCCCGCTATGGAAGCCGAAGATAACGATTATTACGATGGTTACGCTAAGGCTTACGAATACTTACAGGTAATGGGAGCGGACAAATGAGCAGAGAATATTGCAGGGTAGATGATTGCCCTAGTTATGATTACAGTGACTATGAAGACAGCACAGGATACTATACACCATACGATGATAGAGAGGTAGACTATGACCCTATAGAACAACCAGAGATGTATAAACGATTAAAGGAAGTTAAAACCAGACTAGGAGTTAAACAAGATGATTAATACAGTTATATTCAATAAGCTATTTACAGTAGAGATTCGTAATGGTGTAGGGTTAGACTTGGAGTTTGTTGATAGCCGACCTGTATGGACGTATAACAGCGAAACAGAAGAACATAGTACAATGCCCTTTGAGGGATTAGTATTAATGCTACCATTCATTGTGGTGACGTATGGAAGACCCTACAAGGAGATTGAAGATGAGTAGATGCAAAGCCTGTGACGTTATACTAACGGAGGCTGAACTGAGGAAACGTGACAGAGTGACAGACGAACACCTAGATTTATGTTCGGTTTGTCATTCAGCATCAGACGAGGCAATAGAAGAGAACTGGTCAATAGCTGAGGACAATGGTATAATTAGGAGTAATAACTAGTTTTACTACATTACCAGTACCTAATTCAAATTAACAATATAGGAGTTGCAATCGGTAAACAAACATGATATACTATACCTATGTACTTTAGTTTTTAACATTAAAGATAAATTCTAAAGTATACTTAAGTAATCTTTTTTTAACTATACAGAAGGTAAATTACTATGGCAGTATTAGAAGGAAATGTAGCGTTCGCTAACCTTGACGAACACGAAGAATATCAGGGTCAATCAACTGGGAAATACTCATTGGTATTGTCGCTAGAACCTGCTGATGCAGATAAACTAGCCAATCAGGGTGTCAAACTACGCGAGTATGAAGGAACAGCACAGCGTAAGTTTAGCACTAAATATGATGTACCCATGTTTGATGCAGATGGTAATGAGTTTAGTGGTCGATTAACCAGAGGTTCTAAGGTACGAGTTAAGTACGCAGAAGGTAAACCTCACCCAGTACATGGTACGTCCACCTACTTGTCAGCCATTAAGGTGCTAGAACTAGCGGAAGCTACCGAGGGAGGCTCGGACTTCTAATGACTGACTCGCATTTTGTTAGACATGAGCCATGCCCTTCGTGTGGCTCTAAGAACAATCTCGCGAGGTACTCCGATGGTCATGCCGTCTGTTTTTCAGGCGGTTGTGACCACTACGAGAGAGGCAACGGTGAGGTTGTACAAAGCAAACCTAAAGCGAACAGGAAATTAGAGATGACAGGTGTTATAGCATCAATCCCAGACAGACGTATCACAGAGGCAACTTGTAAGAAGTTTGGTGTCACTGTTGAGTACGACACAGCAGGGACTATAAGCAAGCACCACTACCCATACTTTGACAAGGACACAGGCGCACAGATAGGTACTAAGTCTCGCATAGTAGATAACAAAGCATTCTATGCAAGCGGTACATTTGACAATGCAGGTCTGTTTGGTCAACAAGCATTTAAGGGCGGTGGTAAATACATAACAGTAGTAGAGGGAGAAGCTGATGCCTTAGCGGTGTCGGAAATGTTTGACGGTAAGTGGGCAGTTGTGTCAATACGGTCAGGCGCATCAGGCGCAGTCAAGGACATCAAGCAGAACTTGGAGTGGCTTGAATCCTTTGAGAATGTAGTAATATGTTTTGATAGTGATACAGCGGGTCAGGAAGCATCTCGTGCGGTGTTAGATTTATTCACACCCAACAAAGCGAAGAACGTAAAGTTACCTGTCAAGGACGCAGGTGAAATGCTGAAGGAACGTAACGTACAAGGTTTTATAAAGGAGTGGTGGAATGCTAAAACTTATCGTCCTGATGGTATTATTGCAGGTAGTGATACTTGGGAGTCGATTGTTGCTCAAGAAGATATTAAGTCCATTCCGTATCCTTGGCAGTGTCTTAATGAGTTTACTTATGGCTTTAGGGAAAAGGAACTGGTTACGATTACCAGTGGCTCAGGTATGGGTAAGTCACAGATTGTCAGAGAGTTGGAACACTACTTACTAGGTGCGACTGACGACAACATTGGCATACTTGCGCTAGAGGAAGACATACCTAAGACTGCTCTAGGGATTATGAGCATTGAGGCAAACCAGACTCTACATCTGAGCCGAGAGTTTAGCAGGGAAGATAAAAAGGTATTCTGGGACAGGACGTTAGGTACAGGACGTATCTTTATGTTTGACCATTGGGGTTCAACCAATGAGGATAACCTACTAAGTCGCATTAGGTATATGGCGAAGGGTCTTGATTGTAAATGGATTATTCTTGACCACTTGAGTATCGTTGTGTCTGACCAAGAGACTGGCGATGAACGTAAAGCCATCGACAGTATTATGACCAAGCTACGACAGTTGGTTCAGGAGACAGGCGTTGGGTTGTTCTTGGTGTCACACTTACGCAGACCATCAGGGAAGGCACATGAGGACGGTGGACAGATTAGCTTGGCTGAGTTACGAGGTTCAGCGGCAATCGCACAGCTATCCGACATGGTGATTGGTTTGGAACGTGACCAACAGAACGTTGACCCGCAGGTACGGAACACCACTACTGTCAGGGTACTCAAGAACCGATACGCAGGACTTACAGGGGCGGCTTGTTACTTATTCTATGATAAGGACACTGGTCGCATGATTGAAACTACTTGTCCAGTTAATGACGATAAGCAGGAGTTTTAACATGGCTAATAGAGTAGGGCAGTATCATATACATGACGCAGAAAAAGCAGACCCTATGCTAATAGAGAACGCAATAGAGTCTTTAAAGAATCTAGGCAAGACTAAAATATATCCTTATGGCGCAGGTCAGATATGTTTTCATCATAGAAAGTGTTATTTCTTTATAACACCTTACTCTATGAAGTGGTGTCCTAGACACAAGGCACATCAGAAGTGGTACAAAGGTTATGAAAGTATTGAGGAAATCTTTGATGCTATAAACGGTTGGTGTGATTACAGAGATAGCTTTAGGAAAGACAAGTAATGAAGCAAGTTGTATTTGATATAGAAGCCAACGGACTGAAGCCTACTAAGGTTTGGGTAATCGTGGCTTGCGACCTAGCTAACCGCGAGACTATTGTATTCTCAGGTGATACGTTGCAGGACTTCAATGCCTATATCAAAGATGCCGAGGTAATTGGACACAACATTATTGGTTACGACATACCAGTATTGGAACGTCTACTTGGCACGGACT